GAGTATCGTATTTATTTTGTTTAATAAAAGTCATAGTAAATATTTGATACTTTTCTTTTTTCTGAAGTAGTTAACTTAGTATAACATTTGTTAAATAGTTTCCAAGATATTTTCATAAGTGTGTAAGATTTAGTCATAATAGTATATTTTAAAGTAGGTTAATTGTTTAAGTAATAAATTTTGTTAGGAGTTACTACTCTCACTCTCTTTTTCTATAATGTATTTTTCCATTATGTAACAAATTGTACCGACAATTGTAAGAATAGTAATAATTTCTAAAATGTATTGTAACATATAATTTAATTTAGTGTGACATTAGGTAGTTAAGTAATATAATAGTAACACCCTTTTGTCACTGTTTTGTAATAGACTACCGAAGTAGTTTCGACTATTGAAGTCTCATCAGTATTACTAAGATAGGCGAGCCCATGTTGGTAAGTTATTACTGTTGGTATAGTTACCATATTTTTGGAAGCACTCCATAGTTTCAAGTCTTTCTTGATTGATTGAGTATACATCGTCATGATTATATTCAAAAGTACCTTTTTTAGTTGTAAATTCAATAGTTACATTTTTTCCGATTAGAGATTTTGAGATAACAAATCTTTTTTTAGTTAATTTAGTCATAATAATTTAATTTAATTTAGTTTAATAGTTTAAGTTTATTTGTATATATTATCCAGTTATAGTCGTATTAGTTTTGTAATTTTTTTAATAATTCTTGTAGTGCTTCGATTACTGCTTCGTCTGTTACGTTACCGTTTAAGTATTGGTTTAACTCGTCGATAGTTGCTAAAATTTCTGTTCGCATAATTTATTTAGTTTAGTTTAGTATTTATATTCAGTTATATTATCCAAATAGTTTCGTATTTATATTGTAAGCAAAACGTAAAAAATCTGGCGCAAAACGGTAAAAACGGGGGCCGGTGGGGTATTTATAAACGATTTTTGTAAAGCGCTGGGTATCAGATAGGTGGGGGCTGCACTCTACTTCTATATTTATAACGTATTTTTATATGACATAAGCCTATTAAGGTTTATTAGTAACAAGCTATTGTCACACTTTTAACTATTTTTACTACTATGTGATAATATTATCATGACAAAACAAAAATTAACACCTACGGCAAAGCGTATGAAAGCTATTCGCGACAAAAAGTACGCAATGACGCCTGATAGACGCAAGAAAAAAGCTGAAAATCAGCGTAAAAGACGCGCTGCTTTAAAAAAAGGTGTAAATATCAAAGGAAAAGACTACGATCACAAAGATAACAAGTTCAAATCTGTCAAAGCTAACAGAGGCAACGACGGTAAAGGTACTAAATCTGAGTAATCGTAAGTAACTATATACATCGTAAACTAATATTAACCTAAAAACCAATTAAAATGACGTATTTGTATTACAAAACAAGTTCGTGGACCGGTAATCCACAAGTAAATGAAAAAACTAAAAGCCAATGGAAGCATTTAGCTAACAAATCTAACTGGCGTATCACTCAATTGCCAAACGGTTACTATCAAACAGAAGTTTCTAAGCCTGACAGCGATGAATTTGTCGATGTTACTCGTAGAGAAACACTAGAAGGTGCAGAAAAAGCCATTGATGGTAGCATCGAACACTTTAGCAAAAAATTAGAGGCTACAAAAGGCCCTAAAGTTGTAAAAACTTTTAACAAAAATGAAGAGTAAAAAATATTTTGGTGGAGTAAGTCCTTTTCGTTCAACTATTGACGATGATTCTAATTCTTTTGAAGAAAAAGTTAGCAATGTAAAACAATATTATACTGATCTTTATTCAGGTCCTGAAAGTAAAAAAAGAGCTGAAAGGATACATGGTGATGATGCTGAAAACGTACTAGAAGAGAAGAAACGTCTAGTAGGTGGTGTAAGTGTTGAACAAAGCGAGTTAGACAAAAATCCACAAAAAGTACAAGAAATAGATACTGAATTAAGACAAATATTTAGTAAGTATGGAATTAATGAAGAAGATCAAAAAGATTTTTTTGATACCAGTATTGTTAGAGCAGAAAATGAAGTAGTTAATTCATTGATGGATAAAATATCTAGATCTGACTTAGATCGTTTATATGAAATACTTGAGATTCTTGATACAGAAGGAAGAAGCAAATATAATAGACAAGAAGACAAAGCTATTATAGGATCTTATAGACTTTCATTATCAGGTGCACAGGACGAACAAGCTATAGCAAATGAAGTTGCGCACGCATCAGGTGCTTTAAACGATCCACAAAGATTTCAAGATAAAGAGTATTTTTACGAAGGCATGGATGAAGGTGCTTATACTACAAATTATCCATACGCTAGCGACAGAACAGTAGATGGTGTGCGAGAAGATCCATCACAGCCTGGACTTCTTTCTCAACAAGAAGCAAGTAGAATATTTCAAAATTTAAAACCTAACGTTATAGGTAGAGAAGATATAGCTCAAGATAAACACCATCAACAAGCTTATGAAATAGCTTCTGATATACAAACACTTAGATTTGATCTTTACAGACTTGGTATATACAATCCAGGAGAAGAAGAATTTAATCAAAGTCATTTAGATAGAGCTAGAGAAATATATAAAGACGATCCAAGCAAAATAAATAAACTAAAGCAACTAGAATCTATGATGGAAGACGAAGGCCTAATAGACACTATGAACTATTTAGTTAAAAATGAAGCTGGTTCAAGTGATTTTATAGGAGGCGTAGGAGATCCTAGGCAAGCATAATAATTTTAATTTAATATAATGGAATACAATTTACCTAGCGAAATTGTCAAAGATCTTAACTTTGGCGATTCAGCTAAACAAAAAATCATCAATGGAGTAGACAAGCTTGCTCGAGCTGTTAAGTCTACACTTGGAGCCTCAGGAAAATGTGTTATCTACGAAGACAGCAGAGGCAAACCGGTCATTACAAAAGACGGTGTAACCGTTGCAGAGAGCGTAGTCTTATTTGATCCGGTTGAAAACATGGGTGCTACTTTATTGAAAGAGGCTGCTCGTAACACAGTTCGTGAAGCAGGCGATGGAACTACAACAGCTACAGTCTTAGCACAAGCACTAATCAAAAGTATTTATAACAACCTAAAAGATCACTCTGTAAGAGAGATTAAAGAAGGTATACACTCTTGTTTACAAAAAGTAAATGAGTATTTAGATACTATTAAGATAGATGTTGAAGGCGATATGCTTAAAAACGTATCGGCTATAAGCTGTAACAACGACGAAGCTCTTGGTAAAATTATATCAGAGGCTTATGAAGCCGTAGGTAAAGATGGTGTAGTATTAATGGAAGGATCTGAAACTGATGAAACTTATATAGAAGTTGTAGATGGCGTACAAATGGACTGTGGTTTTACATCACCTCATTTTGTAACAAATACTGATAAACAAAAAGTAGAGCTTGAAAATCCTTATGTATTAATATGTATGTCTGAGATACCTAACATACGTAAGATACAAAGCATATTAGAACATGTTATCAAACAAAACCGAGCTTTACTTATAGTAGCACCAGTATCACAGCAAGTAAAGTCGGCGCTGTTAATGAATAAAGTAAAGGGTAATATCAAAGTAAACATTATTGACTTACCTGGCTTTGGCCCTACTAAAAAAGACACATGTGAAGATTTAGCTATATTAACAGGCGCAACGTTGTTTAACGAAGAGCTTGGCGATGATCTTGACGCTATGAAGCCTGAAGATCTTGGGCAAGTTGAATATGCTGAAACTAGTGAGACAAGTACTGTTATTACTGTAGAAGATATGCATGAATTAGTTGAAGAGCGTATTGATGAAGTTAATAAACGTATATCTGAAGAGCAAAATCCTTTTATTAAAAGAAAGCTACAAGATAGATTAACTATGTTGTCTGGCTGCGTTGGTATTGTTAAAGTAGGTGCTAACTCAAAAGTAGAACTAAAAGAAAAACAAGATCGCGTTGAAGACGCTATATATGCTACTAAAGCTGCTTTGAAAGAAGGTATTGTGCCCGGCGGTGGTGTAGCGTTGCTAAATGCTTCTCAAAAAATTTCGACCGACACAGTCGGTGAAGAAATATTGCTTAAAGCAATAAAATCACCTTTTAATACTATATTAGATAATGCTGGTATCGAGTTTGATGCTAACTTAGAAGAAGGATGTGGCTTAAATGTTATTAATAGCAAACCAGTTAACATGGTTGAAGCAGGCATCATAGACCCAGTACTTGTAACTAAGACTGCACTTAAAAACGCTGTTTCAGTTGTAACTACTATTATATCCGCAGACTGTGTAATCTCAAACATCAGAATAAATGAAGGCAGTTAATAATTACATAGTTATTGAGCCTATAAAGCAAGATCACAAAAAGGTAGGCGGATTAGTTCTTACAGACGATATAAACGAAGATAATAGATATTTAAAAGCTAAAGTTATATCAGTAGGAAACCTTGTGCAAGGTATAAAAGAAAAAGATATAGTTTATTACGATAGACACGCTGGTCATGGTATTCAGCATAACGATAAATTTTATGGCGTTATAAAACAAATGGACGTTGTATTAATTGATTAAACCTAAACCATAAACAATAATCCACAAAACACAAACGAAAAACAAATTATTAATTATTAAAAATTTTAAACAATGAAAAAATTTTTGTATTTCTCAGCTGGAACTCCTGATGGAACAGCTGCTACTGAAGAAGTAGCTTGTTTTCCTGCTGATCAATTATCTCACTTTGAATTAGCGTCAGCTACTTCATTAAGAGTTTATTTTGAATCTAGCCAAGAAAATGATGCTGATTCAGGTATTGATGCAGCTCACGCTGTGCTTACTTTTACTTCTGGTAAACATAAAGAGGTTATAGAAGCTATATGTGGTGCTATTGCTAGTACTCAAGTACTTAGTAATCCTATGATTACTGTAGCAGACGAAGAAACTTCTACTTATTTAAATGCACATATCACAGCTTGTGCTTCAATCGCTGTAGTTGACGCATCGTAATAAATGCGGCTAACTAGTCACGATTTACGTGAATTACAAATCCTTAAGTATTACAGGCTCGTTAGGAAATGGGCCTGTAAGACTTACGGGTTAAAAGATGCTGATCTTGAGCTGTTGATATATTTAGACTGCAAAGATAAGTTTACAAGACAAGAATTTATAGACGGTACATACACATATTCTTGGGATAAAGAAAGGTGGGAGCGTCTAAGAAAACAAGGTTGGATAGAAGTTTGGAGACAAAGAAATAGAACTACAATAAAGTATTCTATATTTAAAACTTCGTTTAAGTGCAGCCAATTAATAAGTAGAATATATAGAGTATTGTTAGGAGAAGAAGATCTACCAACATCACAAAGAAATATATTTTATGATAATAAATCATATACTGACAAAGTTTATAATAAAGCTATTGACGATATGATTAAAGATCCAAATAGATAATGGCGTTTAAACTAGGTTCATCAAAAAAATTTGAAGCTCGAGCTGGAAAAATTAAAAGAAAATTTAATTTTAAAGCTGGAAATGAAATAGTACCTGGCACGCCTGTATTTAGAAAAAAGCTAGATGAT